TGCAGGAACTTTTGTAGGTGCTGACAAATCACCATTTGAAAAGCAAAAGATGTGGGTTGCTGCAAAGGATAACCGGACAAGGGGTAACCCTATTAATGGTCAAAAGGATAAAGCAGATCATTGGCATCTGGATGGGCAAACGGTAGATTTTAATGATAAGTTTGTGGATCGCAGATCGGGAACAGAATTAGATCATCCACACGATCCACAGGCAGGAGCCGCTGATGTTATCCGTTGCCGTTGCACTTTTGCGATAGTAAACAAAAGGGATGCAAATGGAAGGTTAATAAGGAAACAAAGTATTAATTTTAGATAGTTGACAAATATTTATCTTTGTATTGTTTTTATATTTCAATTTTGTTAATATGCCAAGTCCGAGAGCAAATGAAAATAGAGATCAGTTTTTAGATAGGTGTATGGGTGATAGTGAGATGCTGGGTAAGTATGCAGAGAATGATCAGAGATATGCGGTTTGCGTTTCGTATTGGCAAAATAAAAAAGTAATGAATACTATTCAGCATAAGGTTTACGATTTAAAGGCGCTTGATGTAAATACGTCAAAGCGCAGCGTAAAGGTTGCCATTGCTGAAATGGAGAGCGTTGATAGGGACGGTGATGTATTTGAAAAATCTGCATTTGATAAGACAATAGCAGAGCGCGGCCCTAATGGGTCAAATGAGATTTGGCATTTAGTAAACCATGAGCGTAAACTTGAAAGTAGTCTAGGTAAATTCCAAAAGTTATATAAAGAGGGCAAATACATTGTAGGTGAGAATAGTTACCGGGACATGTTCCTTTGGAAAGAAGTGGCATGGCCTTTATATGAGCGTGGTGATATTACCCAGCACAGCGTTGGGTTCTCTGTTCTCAATCAGCAAAAAGGGGTTGATCACAATGTAATTACTCAAGTGGCTTTGTGGGAAGGTAGCGCGGTGTTATGGGGTGCTAATCCTAATACACCAACTTTTGAGGTTGTCAAATCCTTTTTGGAGCAAAAGAAAGAAACAGCTTTTGATTACATGGCTTGGGTTATTAAAAAGCTGAAAGAAGGTAAATACACAGGTGAAAACGAATCTTTACTTATAAACGAATTGCAAGAGGTTTCTGCTTTGTTTCTGCCGCAGGAGACTGCACAGGAAGAGGTAAAGCCGCAGGAGACTGCACTTGACTTAAATAGCTTAAAATCTGCAATAGACATACAATTATTAAAATTTTACAAATAACAAAAAATGGCAAATGAAATCCTCGATGCTCTTAATCCCTTAGTGGATGGCATCAAATCAGAAATTAAATCGGCTGATGCTAAATTAGCTGCTGACATTGCGCAATTAAATGAAGATGCGCAAAAGAAAAACGAAACAATTGGCGAATTGGCAACCAAAGTAAAAGAAATGTCTGCCTCCGCTAATCGTTTAAAAAGCGGTATTGAAAGTTCTGCAAAAAAAGATTGGACTAATAGCGACAAGTTCAAGTCTGCAATTTATGAAATTGTAGCTGAGAATTTCGACAAAATCAAATCTGAAACTCCTTTTCAATCTACAAAGGATGTTGCAGATATGACATTGAGCAATAACCTGACTGGTACTTCTCAGATTAGCTATGTGCCTTCAAATTTGCTTCGTTCTTTTTACAATCCTCATCTTTACGATGTTTTTCGTATCATCCCTACAGCTACAGGTAACGTAACTTTTCCTCGCGGAAACAGTCCTGTAGGAGAAGGTTCTGTTGGTGCGCAAACCGAAGGTAATAGTAAATCACAAGTGGATTACGATGTAACAATGGTTAATGTGGCTGTGCCTTTTATCGCAGGTTTTACAAAGGTTAGCCGCCAAATGTTACAGGATCTTCCTTTCCTTCAGGCTTACCTTTCTCAGTCTTTGGTTGAAGATTGGAACAGAGCTGTAAATACTCGTTTCTTAAATACAATCGCTTCTGGTTCTACTGCACTTTCTACATCAGCAACAGTTAACGCTGAAAAGATGATTGATGGTATTGCGCAGCATATGGATCTTGGTCTGGGAATGCCTAATGTTATCCTAACTACTCACGCATCATGGGCTACTTTGATGAAAACTAAGCCTTCTGATTACAGCGTACCTGGTGGCGTAACAATAGGCGCAAACGGTGAAACTCGCATTGTAGGTATCCCTGTTGTTCCTCATTCTCAGGTTACTGGTTCACGTTTCTATGTTATCAATACTGATGCTTTTGGTATTGCTCAGGCTTCTGCTCTTAGCGTTCGCAGCACAGAGTTTGATGATAAAGATTTCCAAAAGAATCTCATCACTTACCGTGCCGAGGCTCGCATCGAGCTACTCAGCTTCCAACCAAAAGCCGCTGTTTACGGAACTACCGGAACCGCTTAATTGGTTTGTGTTTAATGTTGGCTTACAATTACGGCCTCCCAATTTTGGGAGGCTTTTTGTATATTTGAGGTATGAGAGCCGTTTGCCTTAATTTAGCCACGCGAAATGATAGATGGAAATTAGCCGAAAAGGAATTTAAGCAACAGGATATTGATGTTGAGCGATTTTATGCCATTGAGCATATTGACCGTTTTTTATCCTTTAATTTATCGCAGCAAGCAATACTAAAAACTATAACAGAAAACACGGCTGTTTTTGAGGATGATGTTGTATTTGTAAATGATATGTATAAGCACATTATCCAAACGGCTCCTGATGGTTGGGATATGCTTTATTTAAGCGGTCACGTACTACAGCCATTAAAACACGTGCAAGATCATTGGTGGCGGTGTAAACATACTCACACAACGCATTCCGTTATTTATACGCCACAAGCGGCAAAGTATATACTTGAGCGGTTTGATCCAATGAAAAGCGGCATTTATGATGATTTCCTTTTACGTGAAATACAGCCTAATTTAAAAGCTTATATTTGTAAGCCATTTGTTACAACTCAGCGGCCTGGTTATTCTGATTTATGGCAGACTGATACTGATTACGGAATACATCACACACAAAGCAAATTATTATGAGGGTAGTTCATATCACTTTTGCTGATAATAATATGTCGCAAAGTGCAATACTTTGCAGGGATAGTGCTTTAAAACATGGTGCGCATCATTCTATAATGTTTAATGAACGGTGTTATGATCCTTTATTTTATAATTTGAATAAGGATGTATTAGATCAGGAAAGAGGAGCTGGTTATTGGTTATGGAAACCATATATTATTTATAATAATTTATGCAGATTAAATGAAGGTGATGTATTGGTTTATACAGATGCAGGGGTTGAAATAGTCAATGATTTAAACATTATCATTGACAAAATGGATAGTGATGTGTTTTTGTTTGGAAATAATTACAAGCATTTGGACTGGTGTAAAATGAGTGTAATGAACGGAATTTTTCCGATGTGGGATTTAAAATTTAACAAAGGCAATAGACAGATACAAGCTTCTGCAATATTTATAAAAAACACCAAAGCGGCTAGGTTGTTTATTGGTCAATGGTTAAAATATTGCCAATTAGATGGTTTTATTGATGATTCATTAAGTACGGATTACAATTACCCTACATTTCAGGAACATAGGCATGATCAGGCAATATTAACTTGTTTGGCTTACAAACATGGGTTAAAATTACATTGGTGGCCGGCACATTACAACGGAGGGCAGTTTATTTATGATAAGCATCAGCAATTTAGTGAAGATAATTATCCTGTAATATTTCACCATCACAGAAAACGAAACAAAGAATGGTAACAAGAATATCAATAGAACGATGGCAGAAAGCGCAAATAGCTGAAAGGATATGCCATAAATTTGACAGAAAACAAGGGCAAGAACATTACAAAAATACTTATTACAATTATTTCAAGTATTTAGATATTAATGATTCGGATGCTTTTATTATTGAGATTGGATGTGCTGATTTTCCTGCTTTGCAATGGGTTAAATTTGGTAAAGGATTATTAATTGAGCCAATGCCATCTGATATATTAAAAGAAATAGCAAAAGAATATAATTTAGAAATTATCAATAAAGCTGTTGAGGATATTGTATTGCCTAAATGTGATGAGATATGGTTATTAAATGTAATGCAACACGTTATCGATCCTGATTTATTTATAAAAAAATGTAAAGAATCGGCTCATATTATACGTTTTTTTGAACCAATAGATTGGCCGATTGAGATTTATCATCCTCATACTTTTACATTTGAATGGTATAAAAATCATTTTCCTGAGGCTAAATTATATGATGGCAGTAAACCTAATTTTCACCAAGCTAAATGCGCATACGGTATATGGTTACATCTTTAAGCATAGGAAACGGCGGCTTAGGTAGGTTTGGAAATCAGTTATGGACTATTGCCGGGGTAATAGGTATTGCAAAAACTAACAATATAGATTTTGGTTTTCCTAAATGGGTAAATAAGGATAATGCTTTGTTTGGTGGTTTTGCAGATACAATGGATAGGTTTTTTGTAAACAAATTGCCTATTATACCGGATGGCAGGATATGGCAGGAATACGGTTACTTTTGGGGATATAAGGATGTAAAATTAAATAAAGGCGACTGGTCAATTAATGCGCATCTACAAAGCCCTGCATTTTTTGAGCATTGCATTGATGAAATAAGGCATTATTTTACAATGGTTAACGAGCCTCATCAGAATGAATTTTGTGCTATTCATGTGAGGGCAGGTGATTATATAGACGATCCAAATGCATACCATCCTAGATGCTCAAAAGAATATTATCAAAAAGCTATGTGGATTATGCCAGCAAATACTAAATATATAGTTTTTAGTGATGATATAGAATTTGCAAAAGAAAGAATAGGTATTGATGCTTTATATTTATCAGGTAATTACATTGATGATTTTAGATTAATGAAGCGCTGCAAACATTTTATTATTGCAAACAGCAGTTTTTCTGCAATGGCGGCAATATTAGCAGATCATCCTGAAAAGATAGTAATTGCGCCTAAGTGTTGGTTTGGGCCACACGTTGACATATCGGCAAAAGACATTTATCATCAAAATTGGATTGTTATATGAACATCTTATGGTCAATACATCTTTATTTCCCTAGACATGGCAGCGGAGCTGAGGCAATGGCAAGAAATATAAATAGACATTTAAAAAGTCAAGGGCATGACATTAAAATACTTCTTCACCAAGCTAATCAGTATAAAATAACTGAGATGTACGAGTACGAGGGTGTGGATGTGTTCCCTCCTGATGAATACATAATAGACAGGCTTTTTAATTGGGCAGATGTGGTGATTTCGCATTTAGATTACAATAAATGGACAAGTCATGCATGTGTTAGGTATAATAAACCAATGGTTCATATTGTACACAATGATACACCATACCCATCGGTAATGGATTCGCCAATACCTGTAAAAGTTATCTATAACTCCGAATGGTGTAAAAAATCATTGAATTACAAATGGCCTAGTATTGTATTTCCTCCTCCAATGAATGACTGGGTTAAAACAGATGATAAGGAAAGAGAATATATTACATTAATAAATCTGAATCACAATAAGGGCAGTCTTTATTTTTATGCTTTGGCTAAAAGGCTGCCACAATATAAATTTTTAGGTGTAAAAGGCAGTTATGATGGGCAGCATATAGAAAATTTACCAAATGTCAAAATAATACCAAATACACCTGACATCAGGGAAGTATATAAAAAGACAAAGGTTCTATTAGTCCCTAGCCATTACGAGAGCTGGGGAATGGTTGCTGGGGAGGCAATGATCAACGGCATACCTTTAATATATAATCCAACACCTGGCTTACTTGAGAATGTAGCTGATGCAGGCATTTGCATTAATAGAAAGGATATTGAAAAATGGGCAGAAGAGATTAATAAGTTAATGACAGATGCAACATATTATAAAAAATGGTCAAATAAAGGGTTAAAACGTGCAAAAGAGCATTTTCCAAAATGGAAAGAACTTGAGCAATTTATATGTTCATAAAAAACCCACTTGTAAAAACAAGCGGGGATAAACACAAACCTAAACTATTGTTATGGCAAATGTACCTTTTTTTAGTTGACAAATTAAAAACATTGCGGTCAACTATATTTTAATTTTACTAAAATGAACAACATTTACGAAATAAAGGTTATTGATGGCGCGGAGCCTGTAAGCCTTGAAACGGCAAAAGAATGGTTAAGGGTGACTACAGAGGATGATGATGATGTAATAACTGATCTTATTACTGTTGCTAGAAAGCGTATTGAAGCTTATACTTTACGCTCATTAGTTGGCAAATCAATAACCCTAACAGGACATATTGAGGATAATTTTATGTTACCTTATGCGCCGATTTCTCAAATATCGGCGGTCAAATATTTGGACGGTCAAACGGTAGATACAGGGGTTAATGAGTGGGAAACATTAGATCCTGATGAATATCAAGTTATAGGATATAATGATAAGCAATTTAGACCGCAAATTAAAGGCACTTATGAAATTACCTACACAACTACTGCAAATGTAGATTTAGGCCTTAAAACCGACTTAAAACGCGTTTTATTGTGGATGTACGAAAACAGGGGCGATGATACGGATGAATCAGTCTAGGGGTTTTGATGCTGGCAAAGCCAATTACAAAACATCCTATGAATTTTTAATCCGTTATGATTCTGCTTTGCTGATTGACATCAGGTGTATGGTTGAATATAGCAACAGGTTTTATTCAATTCAAAGCATTGAGCGTGTGGATAGGGTAAGGGCAGAAAATAAGTTTGCAAGCCAATTACAAAACAATCCTGAGGGCAAATATTGGAGGGTAGTGGCAACATCTCAAGACATCGCATAAATGGCGCAATTTACCTTTAAGATAGAAGGTTTGGATAAGCTTAAGGCACGGATAAAAGAACTACCAAAAGATGTTCAGGAGGAGGTTGTTGGCGAAATACAGGCATGGGGAAATGAAGTTAATGCAGCACAATTAGCAAATATTAGCCAGCAGAAAATACAAGATTTAGGAGCGTTGCAACAAAACACAAAAGCCGTTCCTAACCCTGATGGTGTGGAGCTTATTAGCAACGTTTATTACGCTCCTTTCATTGAATTCGGAACAGGCGCGAAAGTAAAAGTGCCTGCTGAGGTTTCTAATTATGCTGCAAGTTTTAGGGGGCAAAAAAGAGGATCCTTTGCTCAGTTTGTTATAAAGATGAGGGACTGGCTTAAGCGAAATGGATATAATGAAAAGTTGGCATTTATAGCGGCTTTAAATAAGATAAAAAATGGATCTGAGGCTAGGCCGTATTTTTTTGACCCGTATTTAAAGAAAAGAGGTCAATTAGTTGAAAGAATAAAAAAGGTAATATCTGATATATGAAAGATCCGGTTAACTTTATAAAGAACGCATATTTTAACGCATTGGATGGCGCTATTACTTACAATGGCTCAACCATACCTATTTATGATGAAGAGGCGGATGAAACGGGTGGCGATTATTACATTTTGATTTCAACCATTACAGATGCTGATTTCCCAAATAAAGGGAAATTCATGAATGATGTGGAGGTATTAATAGATGTGGTTAGCCAAAATAATTTTAGGGTTGACCTGGTTAAGACTATAGTTGACAGCATTACTGCAAAGGTTCTAAATGTGATTATACCTTCGGTAGGCAATACGTCATTATCAGGTGATGCAAATTTTCAGATTGTGGATGTAAGAAAAGTGGGAACACAGCATATCCCGATACTTGACACAGGCACAAAAAAGATAGTCAGACGGTTAACAAGATTTACACAATTAATAATAGAAAAATAAAATGGGACAAATTCAAGGAACATCTGTTAGTTTACAAATTAGGCAAAATGGTACAACAGGAGATTATTTGAATGTAGTTTGTGAAACTACATCAAGCCTCTCAGGTTCTGCATCTGTAACTACAGCCGTAACAAAATGTAATACAATAACAAGCGTATCTGCACCAACAATTACTTTTGCTGTTGAAGGTGTTGCAGAAACTAATCCATCTGCAGGACAGGTAAGTGTAGAAAATATGCTTGGATGGTTTCAGGGTAATACTTTGCTTGACATTAAATACGAAGATCCAGAAGGCGGCGGAACTAACTTTTATGTTCAAGGGACTGGTTATATGACTGAATTTGGCATAACTTCGCCAGCAGAAGGTGCGGTTACATTTACTGCATCATTTCAGTTGACTGGATCTATTGACATAATTCCATAATATGAATATAAACAATAAAGAAGTAAGCCTCCGTTTCGGGATGCTTTCAGTAG